ACTATACAAAATCTGAGATAGATCCTAAATTTAATAATTACTATACAAAATCTGAGATAGATCCTAAATTTAATGATAATAAAATTCAAACAGATACTAAATTTAACGATTACTATACAAAATCTCAGATAGATCCTAAATTTAACGATTACTATACAAAATCTCAGATAGATCCTAAATTTAATAATTACTATACAAAATCTGAGATAGATCCTAAATTTAATAATTACTATACAAAATCTGAGATAGATCCTAAATTTAATGATAATAAAATTCAAACAGATACTAAATTTAACGATTACTATACAAAATCTCAAACAGATACTAAATTTAACGATTACTATACAAAATCTCAGATAGATCCTAAAATATTAAATGCTTTACCAATTGGTAGCGTAATAGAATCCCCTATAGATCTAACAAGTCAAGGATTTTTACTATGTAATGGTTCTGAATATAATCCTTCACCACGCACAGAATTATATAATAAATTACCTTTATCCGGTAGTGCTAAATATTTACCAAGCATGGCTTGGAGATCAGTTAAATTACCGAATGGTATAACTATTACAACTAAATTTTATGTTAAAGAAAAATAGTTTAACTTTTATATTCTAAGATTTTATGTTTTAATTGGTTAATAAATCCTTCATTTGGATTTATTATTCTTCTTCGAGATTTTGCAACATATAATACATATTTTAATATATCATCAACGTTTTCATTTCTTATATTAATATTATTTTCAAATAATTTTAAAATCATATAATTTAATATTATAGTAGAACTTCTACTTATACCTGCATAACAATGTATTAAAACATTTTGATGTTTATTTGTAAAATTATTCATAAAATTATATGAAACATTAAAAAATTTACTAATATCAGCTGTTTCAAAATCAGGCAAATATATATACATAAATCCTATATTATTACTTTTACAATAATTAATAATTTCTTCAGGTTTAGGTCTAGTTTCTATTGTTATTACACCTTTAATATTATATTTTTTAATTATTTCAGGATTATTACTAGTATACCAATTAGAAATAAAGACATGAGGAACTATTTCAGATATATCATTATTCATATTTTATATTATAAAAATATAAATTTAAATAATCTTTTATTTATAAAAAAAATGAGTTGTTTATTTAATAGTTTAAGTCATTTTATTAATGGAACTAGTGATGAAATAAGAAATATAATTTGTAATTATTTGCAAGAAAATAGACCAATAATTGATGGTCTTGATACAAATTTTATATTATCATTAGATAATAATAATTATATAAATAATATGAGAAATAGTAGTACATGGGGAGGTGCAATAGAAATACAAGCTGCATGTAATATATGGAATATAAGAATTATAGTTTTAAATAAAAGATCTAATGAAAATACTTATATAGAATTTTTACCTGTAAATAATGATTATAAACATACTATTAAATTAGAATGGAATGGAAGTCATTATGAACCAGTAAATTAATTTTAAATATAATAAATTAAATATTATATTTAATAAACTTTTATTTAACAATTTTATTCATCGTCATCATTCTTCTTCTTAACTACTTTCTTCACAACCTTTTTAACAACCTTTTTAGGTACTTCTTTAACTGGTTCCTTTTCCTCAGATTCATTATCTGAATTCACAATACTACCTGCATCATCATCTCCATCATTAGAATTCATAGATAATGGAACAGATCTTTCGGTATTATTGCTTACTCTAGAATTTGATTCTGGTCTTTTTAACAATCTCTTCATACCAGTATTACTGGGTCTAATATCACATTCATAAACCTTAACTTGTAAAGAGATCTTATTACCAATAAAAATTGATTCAATCTTTACAGCAGCTCTTGCATATGCATAAGTTCCAAGTAAGTCCATAGGATTTAAAGATTCACCAGTATTCATATCGTAAAATTTTGTAACAATACCACTCTTCTTTGAAGTAATTAATTTTCCATATAATGTTGGAGTCGCACCCTCAACTGGTACACCTTTTTCTTTCTTTACATAGATAGGATTTAACTTCTTCAAATCTGCCATTTCTAAATCATATTGTCCTAATGCTTCTTTATTATCAATTAAATATTTCTTAACACGATTTACAATATTATTGAAAGTATTAACAAATGCTTCTTCTCCTTCAGAAGCACCATTCTTATTATATAAGCATAAAGGTAAAACATACCCATTAACTTTTCCAGTTTCTTGATTCAAATTTTCACTAACACCAAAAGTAAATAATTCTTCAGTAGGAATAATTAATTCACCTTCTGTACCATCTGGATTCTTAGTACCAATCATTACTCTTTTATAAGAGATTTGAGGACCTCCATTACTTGGTACATTACCTACTTCTGGTTTAGAGAATGTCATATCATTAACATTATAGCTATCAGCTGAAATTAGTTGAGTTGAACTGTTCATTGTTTTTATTATATTCTGTTTTCTTTTAAATATAGTTTTTTAAAAAAATCAATTTTATTTTTTAAATTTTTAATATAATAAATGCGTATTTATATAGACGGTATATTTGATATTTTTCATAGAGGTCATATAGAAATACTAAAAAATGCTAAAAATTATAGAAAAAATTCAACTTTAATAGTTGGTATTATTTCAGATGAAAATGCTAAAAATTATAAAAGATTACCAATTTATAATCAAGAAGATAGATACATGATTTTAGATTCAATTAAATATGTAGATGAATTTTTTAAACAAGTTATAGATATATTTCATGTAATTCCATATTATCCAAATTTATCTACAACAGAAATAATTACAAAAATAAAAAATTTATAAAAATTACTTAATTTTTTTTATAAAATAAAAATGTCAAAAGAATATAAAACTTTAAGAATTTTAAATTTTAATTGTATGATTATACATGGAGGATTTTGTGCTTTATGGATAAAAAAGAAAAAAGATAATTATATAATTCCACAAGATTTAAGAATATATACAAATAGTTTGCAAAATATTGATGGAAATATTAAAAATGTAATTATGGAGAAAAACTCATTTTTAAAATTTGATTTGCGAAATTTATTAATAGCTTTTTTTGGTATAACATCTTTAACACATGCTTTTTATTTTATATCAAGTTTTGATAATGTACCATTAATAGGTGGATTATACAATAAAATGATAAATAACAGAAATAATTTTATTAGATGGATAGAATATTCTATAACTGCTACGATAATGATTAATATAATCTCTAGATCTGCAGGTATTAGTGATGAAGATACTCTTATATTAACAAACTTGGCGACAATTGCTGTTATGTTACAAGGTCAAACAATAGAACTTGCTTTACAAGAAAAACCATCATTTGTGAAAATACAAGAATTAGTAATATATAATATTGTTGGTTGGGGTTTAATGCTTGGTGTTTTTGGAATAATTATTTCAAGATTTCAACAAACTGTTTCAGAAATTAAAAAAGCTACATGTGCAAATATACCAGATTTTGTAAAATATGTAATATATTCACAATTCATTTTTTATAATTTATTTGGCTTTTGGCAATTATATCAAATATTTAGTGTTTATAATGATCCTAATTATAATTATGTAAAATTTGAGATTGGATATAATATTTTATCTTTATTTTCAAAAACAACATTAGGTTTTATATTAGGATTTGGAATAGATCAATCAGCAAACAGAAATGTTAGTACAAAATTTCCAACTAAATGTAATTAAATATTTTTAAATGTAATTCCTATTTAAAAATTAAATTTATAAATGTTTATAAAAGTTTTTATCAATACTTGATACATAATACCCGTTTTTTTCTCTCCATTCGATCTCTGTTTTTTGTGCAGAAATACAAGCAGCTTTAAAAGACTCTTGTTCTTTTTGAACTTGCCAAGCAACTTGTTGGGAAAGTGTTGGTTGAGAATAAGTGTATCTTGGATTTGAACCATTAACTAAACTTTCACAGAAATTATTTAATGAGCTCGACATATTATTATATATAATATATAAATCTTTAAATTAAAAAATAGGTGTTTTAAATCTTCAAGGATGTAAAATATATAAAAATTATTTTTCTGGTTCATCTTTTGGTTTCCACCTTCCTGTAAAAGGATTAAAATTAAAATATATTTCTTCAAAGTAATGACATAATGCATGTATTCCTAATGCAATACTTAATAAAATAAGTGTATTTATAAAATATTTATTATCATTTGATAAAAATTTGTAATTAATTACAAATAAAATTATTGATATAAAAATAATTATTCCTGATAATGTTGATGCTAAAAAACTTGGTCTCATTTATATATAAAAATTTTTTAATTTTTACATTAAAAAATTATACTTCACAGTTTTCTCTATTTTCTGATAAAAAATTCTCTTCTTTCATAGTTTCTGAATGAATTTGTATAAATTTATAAAGTACATGTTTTAGTTCATTTGGTAGCTCGTTAAAATCAAATTTCATATCATGCTTTACAAACTTACCTCCATATGGTAATTTAAATGTACTTTTATCTTCACAATTTTCTAATTGATAAACGCGAATCAAAGCATAAATTAATTCAGAACCTTTTTGATCTATATCCTTAATCAACTTCATAAATTTATCTTTTTGTTTAGTAGTTATTTCTTCATCTGGTAAATCTTTAATTAAATTATCATATAAAGGAAAATTACTCATTTTAATTTATTTTTTTTAATTATTAAAAAAAATCATTTTTAATTTTATATTAAAATCTTTTTATATATTCTTTTAATGTTTCTAAACTTTTTTGTGTTTCTACCGTAGTTTTTCTTTCAGGTTCAATCCAATGAACATCATAATAAAAATATTTTTCTAGAGCTTCATCCCATATTCCAGATTCTATTAAATAGATATATACATTTAAGATTGTTTTATAATTGTATCTAAACGCATCTAAATCTAATATTGAAGGATCATTAATTAATCTAAATTCCATTTTATTTTCTAAAAAATATAAAGCATATGCAATAGATGCTCCATGACATACTCCATGATCTTCAAATCTATAAAGTAAATTTTTTTCAATTGTTCCATAATCATTTAATTTATCATCTACAAACACATAATGACCATCATCTTCGTCACCTTTAAAACATATAGTATTTTTATGTTGTTTTTTAAACTTATAATCATATATATCCTTCTTATATGATACATTAATATTTAATATATAAGAAATCATATCTGGATTAATAAATTGCCACATATTTTCATACATTGTATCCATAAATTTTTTTGTAAAAATTGGAAGTAATTTTTTTGACATTTATTATAATATAAATATTTTTAAAGTTTAAATTTATTTTTACCATTCCCATTTTTGTGTTCTTCTATATGGTTCACACAATAAATTAAGTTTATCATCAGTCTCTCTGTCTAAATCATCTGCTAGATCAATTAATCTTTCTTTTAATAATTCTATTATTTTTTGTTGTTCTTGAATAATATTTTTTAAATTTTTTATTTCTTTTTTCAAGTCTATTTCCCTTTTTGACATATATTTTATAAATATTTTTTTAAATCTCATATCCATTTTGAATATGGGATCTTTTTAGCCTGATGCGGGGCTCGAACCCGCGACCACGAGCTTAAAAGGCTCGCGCTCTACCATACTGAGCTAACCAGGCGTCCTATTTATATATTTGTTATTCTTTAAATATTATTTATAAATTTAAAAATTACTTGACTATTTAATAAATAATGATACCTATATTATTTAACTTTTTTAAAAAAGATGAAACGTCTGAATTATGCAAAGATATAAAAAAAAATATGGAAAATTTTAGTAAATATAACAATATTTATAGATCTCTTTTATATGAATACAATTTATTTTGTAAAAAAGATAAGTAATTTTATAATTTTTTTAAAGATTTTTTATTTTTGTTCATATAACAAAATATAAAATAAACAAATATAATTATTAAAATTGTAATAAAAGATAATGTTAAAGATATTTTACTATTTTTATTAGAATTTTCATAATTACATTTGTCTAATAAAGGTTTAATATTTTTTAAAAAAACATATAATTTATCATTTAATTCATATGGATTTTTATAAATTTCAGTTATTTTCATTTTATTTATTGCACAATCTACAACATTTTTAGAATATTTATAAGAAAAATAAGAATACAAATTTTTTTTTAAATCATTAACACAACTATCTGACCATTCAGAATAGTCACATTTACCTATAGGATTAAAAGTAGTTGACATTTTTTATATTTAAAAATATAAAAAATTACCTGTTTATTTTTTTTTAATAAACAATATATAAGCAAAAATTGATAATGCTAAAACCATTATTATAAGAGTAATAATTAACACTATTGTAATTTTGTTATCACTGTTACCATTATTTGAGTTAAAATTTGATGATATATTATTTTGATAACCTTTCCATTTTTGCAAAGATAATGAATTTGATTTTCCAGGTTTAACAAATTTATATTTAATTTCTGGTTTATAAATTTTTAAATTTTCTTTTAATTCTACCTTATTACATTTATTATTATATTTTATACCTGGAAACCATAAATAGAATTTATTCATAGGAAAAGGATGTATCCATCTATTTAATTGATTAATATCATCAAATAAAGTATATGAAGGATTTTGTAAATTATTATAATATATATCACCTGCTGTCATACCTTTATAATTAGGAGACTCATATGACATAAAAAAGTTTTTAATATATGCTATTAATACTGCAGAATTCTTTTTAACATTAAATTTCCAAATATAAGGATATGGATCAGTAACATTTATATTAGGATTTCCATTTTTATCAACAGTAGGCTGTCCAGTAACCCAATATATTTCATCATATAATTCTAATGACACTACCATATAAAGAATTAATAATACCATTAGTATAACATATGTATATTTATATTTGGAAAAATATGATTTTGAAAAGAATTTTATAACATCTTTAGCAATAGTTGATTGAAAAGTTTGTATAACATAGTAAAATAATTTTTCAGAAAAAGAATTGTTTCCTAATACTGCTGATTCATTTAATATAGCTTGTTCTCCAACACTTGCCATTCCATTAGCTAACATTCTTATAAAAAACATATATTGATGAAATTTCTTTTTATCTTCTCCATATAATGGATTATAATTAAATTCTTTCATACTAACTCCATACTCAAAACCTTCTGAAAATTCAACTATAGGTATATTTGGTATTGCAGGATTCATCATATAAAATTCCATTTCTTGAACTTTTGTATCTTCCCAATTTGTATAATTTTTCCATTTATCAGGATTTTCTTTAGATAAATTTTCCATCAAAGTTACTAATACCGCGCATACTGTATTACAGTGTGTAGTTCTTCCTCTCATCTCTCTTATAAAACCATTATCTGTACTTACAATATTTGGTTTATTTTCTAACATATCTTGTATTTCTCTAGATGATAAAGATGCTATAGGATATAATTTATCTACACCCAATAAACAATAATGTTGATTAGCATTATCCATATTTCTAGAACAACCATTATAATTTGTAAAAATAAAGTCCATTATTTTTATTAATTCATCAGGATCATTACAGCTAGCAAAATTAACAATCGCTCCTGCTTGTTGTGTTAAAGGAGATGGTCCAAATCCACATAATTGAAATATTGTACCATCCGCATTTCCACCTATATTATTTTCACTATTTAAATAATTTTTATAAGCATTATAATATTGTTTCATTGAAATATTTTGTCTTAAAAAATCATCATAAGGCATTGGAGCAGAATTTTTTAAATTTGCAGCGTCTACACAACTCATTCCATCAACTATTTTTTGAGTCATATAATCAGCACTTTCTAAAAAATTACCCATAACACTAGAAATAGATCTAGAATAATCTACAAATAAATTATTTATAAAATCTAATTCTGAAAAATTATCTCCTATAGGATTAACAACTTTTCCATCTTTATCTTTCTTTGATGTCATACAAAATTGAGGTGTTAAAAATCTTTTAGCTAGATCACCTATTCCATCAAAACCTCCAAATTCTAACTGAAAAATCATTGTTCTTTTTATCTTAAAATTTCCATCAGAGTCTTTTTGATTGCCCATAATTTGCACTCCTATTGCTGTGTGGTAAATATTAATAACTGGAATTAAAGTTATCACAGGTGAAGCTGCATCAACTAATGTTGTACTCAAAAAGAAAAAATTAATACTTGATATATCAGATCTATTTTCCTCAACATATTTTCTCATTCTTGTCCATTGTTCTTCGTTAAACTGTGTCATTTGAAAAAATCCTTGATCTAATACACCTATTTCAAAATCATTACAATATTTCATTTCTTTATCAAAATCATAATCTGTTGTGCCGTCAGAATTATTAATAGAAAAATCATTTTTTGTAAGTCCTATACCAACATCATAACCTGCAAAAGATGTTATATTTCCAGATTCATTTAACAAAAATTTTGAAAGATTTTTTATTTCATCAATTAAATCATTATTTTTCATTTCACTAATATTCATTTATTTATAATATTTTTTTTAAAAATTATTTTTATATTAATAAATGAATAATTTTAGTTATGGACAATCATGTTTATTTGACAAAATATTACCAAAAGATGATTATAGTTGTGTTAAAAATATAGATCCTAATTTTTACAATGCATGTAAAAATCAATGTGATGATCATAGATCTTATGCTATATTTACACAAGGAATATTTAATGTTTCTGGATTATCTACTGATAAATTTTGGAAAATTAAAGAGTTTATAAATTCTCATTCAGGACCAGATGTAGATGATGATCATAGAATTACTAAAATTGAATGTTATCTTTTAAAACATCCTTTATTTAATTTTCCTATTGTTTTTTATCCTTTATTTCAATTTGTACATCATGCTCAATTAGGTTTTAGATTTCTAAATAAAAAAGGAATACCAATTAGACATATGAATATGCAATTACAAAATTCAGCATATCCTAGAACATCTGATACTGTACCTTTTGATTTACCAACAACATGCAAAATATTATCATATGATAAAGATGGAAAAGTTAATAATAATAATATTTTAATAAATCTTAATGATAAAACTGGTATTTATGCAGATTTTTTAGAAAGAGATGATTTTACATCAGAACAAATAATAGAAATGAATAAATATACATATTTTAAAAGTATAAATTTAGATTTTCTTAAAGGTACTGTTAATTATAATTATTTTCTCGAAAGTTATAATTTATGGAGAATGTTAAATACATCTGGATATAAAGATTATAATTCTAACAATGGTCAAACTTTACCTCCTTTTACTACAATACCTCCTGCAATTGAAAAATTAAATACTTTTACATGTGTTTCTCCAGATGATAAATGTGGAGGTAGTGGAGATGGTTCTTTATTTGTATTTAATGGGTTTTCTCCAGCATTTATATCTGTAAACGAAGGATGTATTTTAAATTTTGCAAATTTAACCTGTAATAAAGAAGATGATGGTCAGATACTTGGAAATGCATTCGCAGATTTTTTAGGATGGGTCTATTCAAATACTTATTGTTCTCAATATCCTGAAACATATACTAATAGTTTTAGTAAACATTATATTACATTATCTGCAGCTGGGTTCAATTATAATTGGTGTATTTCACAAAAAGTTAAAAATGATAAAGGAGAATATACAGATACTCCTTTAATTCCAGAAGATAAAGTTAAAAATTTGTTTAAACAAATGAGAACCACATATACTAGCGATGGTAAAATTATTCCTGCACCTTGGGTAACTGATACTGACACTACATGGACATCAGAAGAATGTCAAAATTTTGATAAATTATTAGATGCTATTACAAATGGTTTATCATTAGTACAACCTTATTTTGATCAAAAAAAATATGATGGATTAGCTGATAATCAATCATTAAAGGATGCATATATTCAAGATACTGAAAATACAGATTCATGTCCATTTTTATGTCATGGTGAAAATTATACATGTGAAATATTTTCAAGATTTGCAGTAACAATGATTATGAATGATAAAGATTGGAGTAATAAAAATATTAATGTAGAAAAATTATTTGACTTTACAGAAGGAAATAAAAAAGAAGGTAATATGGATTTTTCTGATAATTTATATAGAGCATATACTATGTATTGGCCTGTTGCAGTTTTTGAACCAGGATATGAAAATGGTGTAAAAGAAAGTATATTTAATTCTGATCCTTTATATGATCAAGATAGAGAATTATACTCAAAACAGTCTCAAATATTTAAATATTTATTTAAAGGAGATCTTGTCGAAGGTTCTAAAACTACAAATAATCCATTCATGATGTTATTATCTGAATATTTAACTTTACCATCATTTCAAGGATTTATTAGTGCTATTACATCTCCTTCATATGAGCAAGGATTTAGTACAATGACTACTGTTATAACTGGCTTATTATATGCATTATTTTTACATAGTTTTCTTGGGGTAGATGAAGTATTCGTAGTAGGTTATCCAATTAGAAAAGTAAATTCTGATTATAAATATAGTTATATTCAAGATTATGATTGTGAACCATCAATATATAAATTTCAGATTGGTAAATCTTCAAAAGCAGGAGTTGCAAATAATAAATGTATTGAGACATATTTAGAATGGATAATAAAAAGTCCATCTCCAAATCCAATTTTCTCACCTATAACTTCTGATGATCCTAATATTAATAAATTGAGAAATGATGTAAAAGCAGCTCTTGAAAGAATGAAAAATGGTATTATTAATAATGCTCCAGGAGATCAAACATTAGAAGAAATAAAAAAAGAGTGTCAAAAATATAATTTACCAGTTATAGGAGATTTAAGTGGTTTATGCGAAGATATAAAAACAGCTACAAATGCTATTAGAGATGTAAGAGAAGTAATTGGTGGTTCTAAAGATTTATTTGATGCATTTTATAATGCAATAAAAACTAATCCTATATCAATTCCAAAATATTTATTAATAGCATTTGCAAATTTTTTAGGAAATATGGGTAATAAAATATATGAAATATTAACTATATTTATGGGAAGATTTACTACATTATGTCATCAAAATTATGTATTTGATCCACAAATAATAGTACAAAGAAACTATAATAATAAAAGTTTCGGTTTTGCAGATTTTCAACGACCTACAAGTGGTCCATGTAGTAATTTAAAATGTATTACTGATGGAACCACAGTTGTAGATGCTAGAATGCAGAATACAGATATAACAATAAATAATCCAAAAAATAAAAAATATAATAATACTAGTAAAATATCTTCAATAAAATTAAAAGGTGATTTTAACTTAGCAAGTCCTTATAATAAAAAAATAGATTGGTTTACAGTAACAATGATAATATGTATAATATTAATAATTGCAATAATAGTATTTATCGGTTTTAAAATTTTTGGTTCAAATGGTAAAAAAAGTAAAAAATAATATAATAAAATTGATTTTCTAAATTAGTAGTAAAATTATTTTTATATAATGTTTAATTTATATTGTGATAGTATTATTAGAAATAATCAATGTATTTGTGAAAATTGTGTAGTTATTAGATACTTTAAATACTTTTTAATTTTTATTTCTATATATGTTTTTATGTTTTTACTAATCTTTTTTAATTTTTCTTATTAAAATATTAAATTAAAACTTATTAAGTTTTAATTTTTATTATCCATTTTTTTAGTAATATAATTATTATTTAGTATCAGGTCCATATGCTTCATCAAAATGTAAATATGTCACATTGTCTTCTCCATATAGAGGATGTCCAATTGTAAATTCAGGTATTCCTTTTTTAACAAGATCTTCTTTGGCTGTTTCAGATGAAAATTTCTGTTTATTATTTATCTTTTGTGCAACTTCAAGAACAAATCTTTTAATTTCATTGATATCATATGGACCCTTGTATTGCATAAAAGGCTTCGATGATACGTATAAAACTATATAAGGTACATAACTGATAGGTGCTATAGTTTCCTTAGACATTCTAACACACTGTTTATTAGTGCTTATATTTATCATACCAAATTGACAACCACCAATTGTACCTGGTAATTTCTTAAAAATTGGAATAAGATGTTGACAATGTGGACATTGAGTTGAATAAAATAAAATTAAAGAAAAACCTGGAATTGTATTACACAAAATATTTCCTTTAGTTCCTCTTTGTACTGTAAAATCTTCACTACTTAAAAATAATAATCCACTCATTTTTTATATATAAACATAGTTTTTAAATAATATATAAAATTTAATAATTTTTTTACTGATAATTTAAGAGGAATTCCTTTTATTTAGTATTTAAAAACATATTTTTATAATATATAATGACAACTCTTTTTGAAAAATCCGTAAAATTTATTATTAACAATATCGAACATGAAATACAAATTAATGAAAATAATATGATAAATGCATCTTTAATTTGTAAAGCTACAAAAAAGAAAGAATTTTATAATTATAGAAAATTAAAAGGAACACAAAATGAACTTAATAAATACGAAAATAAAGATACTCTTATAATTTCTATAAATAATAATACATGGATACATATATGTTTACTAAAAAATTTTATAAATTGGGTATCAAAAGATATTTATACTCAACTTGAAGATTTTTTAGAAAATATTGAAAAAAATCTTTCACAACTTAATTCTACAAAAATAAATATTCCAAATATTGATTTAACTTTAGAAAATAATGTTCAAATTTCAATATCAAGAAATAAAAATAATTATATTAATGTAACAGAAATATGTAGACATACAAATAATCATTTAGGGTATTGGAAAAGAAATAAACAAAACTTAGAATTATTAAAAAATAATTCTGATATTTTTGAAGAAGATATGTATGGGACATATGCTAAACCTGAAATAGCAATAAAAATTGCAGAATGGTGTTTGAAAAATTTAGGAACCAAAATACAAAAATTTTTAGATGTTGAGAAAAAAAAGGATCAGAATAATATAGAAAAAGAGGAAAATGAAAAAAATACAGAAAAAAGTATTGTTATTTTTACTTTAAAATTAAAAGATAATAAAGACTTTATAGTACCTGTTAGAAAAGATGGTTATATTAATGCAACAGAATTATGTAAAGCAGGTGGTAAAAGACTTGATCATTATAAAGAAAATAAACAAACACAAGATTATTTACAGACTTTAATTTCAATTACCGGAATTCCGGGTATTGAATTAATTAAGACAAATATAGGAGGAGATCACAAAGGAACTTGGGTACATAGAAAAGTAGCTATTCATTTAGCTCAATGGATTTCTCCAATTTTTTCAGTACAAGTTTCTAATTGGTTAGACGAATTACTTTTAACTGGCAAAGTTGAACTTGGAAAGGAAAAAAATTATGAAGAATTAGAAAACATATATAAAATGAAAATTCAAAAATTAGAACATGATAATGAAATTAAAACTAAAAATTTCGAACAAATAAAATTATCTAATCAAGTTATTATTACAGAAAATGCTTTATTAAAAAAACAAGTATCACAAATATCTAAAGTTCATGATGAAATGTGTAAAAAAAGAAATTATCATAAATTTAAAAAAGGACATTGCTTTTATGTTGTAAAAGACGATTGGAGAGAAAAAGACTATTTTAAGTTCGGAATTACATCAAATATTAATGATAGATTACAAGATTATAGAACCATTGTTCCAGAATGCAAAATCCTGTTTTTAGTTTATTTAGAAAATAATAAAATTTTAGAAGATTGTATTAAAAATAAATATAAAGATATTTTAACTCATCAAAATCATGAATATATTATATCTATTAATATTAATGAATTGATAATAACTACCAAAAAATTATTAAAATTTTTAAATATAGATAGCACAATTGAAGAAAAATTAGATTTATATAATAATCCTTATGAAATTTCTAATATTAAATTTAATGAAAAAGATGACGGAGTCTATGAAGAAAATAATGAAGATGAAGAAAATAATGAAGATGAAAATAATAATGAAGATGAAAATAATAATGAAGATAATAATAATGAAGATAATAATAATGAAGATAATAATAATGAAGATAATAATAATGAAGATAATAATAATGAAGATAATAATAATGAAGATAATAATAATGAAGATAATAATAATGAAGATGAAAATATCGAAGAAGAACTTGTGAATATTGATAAAATCAAAAAGATTGAAAGTTCTTATAAATTTATTTGTAAAGTTTGTGACAAAAGTTATAAAACTGAAAAAGGTTTAAGTAACCATATGAAAAATGAACATAATATTTTTATTGAAGTTCTTAGTAAATATGATAAATTTACTGATAAAGAAAATAACAAAAAATGTATTTCATGTGATAAAATTTATTCAAGTATTAGCAAATTAAAAAGACATATTGATGTTATTCATTATAATTCTGAAAAAGTTAATTGCAATCTTTGTAATTTAGAATTAAATTCTAAAGATTCTTTAAGAAGTCATATTAAATTAGTCCACGAAAAAGCAAATGTGGTAAAATGTAAATTATGTGAAAAAACATTTGTTTCAAATGGCAGTTTAACTTTACATATAAAAAATGTGCATAATAAAGAATCAACATGTACATGTAAAGATTGTGGTAAAAATTTTAATACCAAACAAGGTTTAAAAAATCATATTTTAAGAGTTCATGAAAATATTTTAGATAAAATAAATTGTGAATTGTGTAATAAAAGTATAGATAAAAAAAATTATGAATATCATAAATATAGTATTCATAATATTAAGTAAATTTTAATAATATAATTAAGTAAATTATATTATTAATAATAAATATTATTATTTAATGAACCTGAAATTATACTTAATAAAAATATTTTTTAGAAAAGAGAAACTTAATTATAATGATTAACTTGTAAATACAATTCTTCACAATCTCTTGGTTTAATTAATTTATTTTTAGTACAAAAACAATTATGATTAAACTCTTCTATCTGTTCTTTTAGAACATTATATTGTCCAGAAAAATTTATTAAATCTGCTAAAATATCTGCATAATTATCATATACAAATTGATCAACATGATAATTATTATTACTAAATCCTAAAACTCCTTTATCACATGCTTTTGAAATAGTTATAATATTTTTTTCTAATTTAACTTTCGCTAGTAAATCAAATAATTCTTTAATTTTATCTTCTAAATTTTTAATATTTTTAAATATAAAATGATATAATATATTAATTTTATCAAATAAATCTGTAATATTTTTATTATCATATAAAATATTTAAATTTTGTTCAATGATAATCAAAGTTATATTATCCCTTGTAATTTCAAATTTTTTATCCATTTTATATAAAAAATTTAAATTTTAAATATAAATTCAAATTATATTATTAATAATAAATGTTATTATTTAATGCATATGAAATAATAATTTTAATAAATTTAAATAAATATTTTTTTAGAAAAGATTTAAAAGAAGATAAAGATGAAAATGAACCTTTACTAAAACATTTTAAAAATTAAATATATAAAATCAGTTTATACATTTTCATAATGAAAATTATATAATAATTTATTTACAATTTTAAATAAACCATTCAACTGTGTAATCAAATGGTAAGTTCGGATGATTTGAATAATCAAAACGACCTGTTTTATTAAATTCTTCTTCCATATTTTTTAATACTTGTTTTTTAAAAGAAACATGTATTGTACCTATTATTTTTATATTTTTTTTATCAAATGATTCTATATAACTATCTGGTTCAGCTTTCAATTCTCCTTCATCTCTAAATATTGCAATTATAATAGGAAATTTAGAATCATTACCTCTTAACATTCTTATTATACCATTTGTTAAAGTAATAATTTGTGTCATCCATTGTCTGCCAGCATTTTGAGGTGTTGCATATACATTTACAAAATTTAAAAATGGACTTGTAAACATTGCAACAGGCCATTCTTTATTCTCTACTTTACCATAAATCTTATTTTCTGGAGGATTAAATCCAGTCTTTAATATATTCTCATAAGATTCATATGTTGTACTATGTAATCCAACTAACGGTATAATCTTTTCGTCTTCATAATTTGTTATAAATATAATATCCTTAGATTGTCTAAACTTATTATGTATTTTATCTCTTATTAATATTGACATTTGAAACATAAATTTTTCATAACTTGAATTAGAATTTAAAAAATTTTGAAATTTAACTTGTTCATTTTTTGTTAATTGAAATCTTGCACATGTATTCATCCATTTATCATTATCTATGTTTTCTACTGCCAAAATTTCTTTTTTAAATCTATCTATTTTTGTTAAAAAGTAATAAATAGTTACAAGACGTTCTAATATTTCTTTATCTTTATATTTATTAACAAATGAATCACACCAAATTTTAATACTATAAAAATATTTTTCATTAAAATTCATTTCATCTACTTCTTTTTTTGAAATAAAATTATATAAATATGATGTTCTTAATTTTTCATTCGCAGTCATTAAGTTATCTTCGTTTATAATATCTGATGAAGTATTACCCATTTTTATTATAAAATATTTTATAATAAAAATTTAGAAATTTTTTAATCCTCTTCGTAAAATTCTTCCTCTTCCTCTTCTTCTTCGTACTCTTCATACTCTTCTTCGTCAACATCTTCCTCTACTTCATCAACATCTTCTGAATCATCAAGATCCTTGATATCAATATCTTTTAAACTAGATTTTTTATCTAAATTATCTGGAATATAATAAGAAAATTTATACTTATTGCATAAGTCAATATCTTCAGGTGTTAATTCTGATACAGTTCCATCAGAATTTTGTTTACCGTAAACTTTTTGTGTCTTATTATTAAATACTAAACCAGATTCTTCATGAATAAAATTATCAAATTTATTTCTTCTAATTTGAATAGAAGGAATTTTCTCTACTAATTTTTTAACTACAGGAGGCGAGCCTTTTTGTGGACTTTTCTTTGTTCCTGAAAATAAACTTTCCTTTTTATTCGTCTCTGCATTCATTATTCTATCTGCCAAATCCTGTTTAGAACCACTAATTTTTAGTCCTTTTGATTTACATAATTCAACTAATTCAGTTTTTGTCATTTTTAATAATGTATTATCCTTCTTTGTTTCTAGACTCTCGGATTTTTTAATATCAATTACAACCTCTTCATTTCCAAACCATAAACTTGATAATTCTTTCTTATCAATTTTATATTTTGAAGACACGGTATCTATATATTTTAAAATAGTATTGTTAATAACAGTTTGAATTCCTTCTGATAATGACATAATAAATTTTATTTTTTATTCTTTTTCTTATTTTTTAAATATCAATTTTATTTTTATTTTTTTAAATAAATGACCAAGTGCAAAGATGATCAAATATTAAATCCAAAAACTTTAAGATGTGTTAAAAAAGATGGTAAATTAGGTAGAGAAATATTAAAGAATATGAAAGATATGAAAGATAAAAAAAATAGTAGTTCAAATAAAAGTCAAAAAAGTCAAAAAAGTAATGTAAAAAAAAGTAAATGCAATGATGACCAAATATTAAATCCAAAAACTTTAAGATGTGTTAAAAAAGATGGTAAAATAGGTAGAGAAATATTAAAAAATATGGTTTCCAAAAAATCAAAAACATCTTCAAGAAAATCAAAAGCATCTACTAAAAAATCAAAAACACCTCCGAAAAAATCAAAAACACCTCCGAAAAAATCAAAAACAACTATAAAATGTGAATTTGGTAAAATTTTAAATCCTAAGACTGGAAAATGTGTTAAACAAAATAGTAAAGTAGGTCAATATATTTTAAAAAATTTATTATCTAGTATAAAAAGACCTAAAAATTTAGGTAAAATTGAAAATTGGACTTATATAAATATTCCAAAAGGTACTTTATTATATAAAGGTTCTAAAGATAAGCAAATTTTAAGAAATTTTCCATCATATTTTGGTCCAGATATAAATTCTGCAAATTTTTATTTACCAAAAAAAGAAAAAGGTTATTTAAATATATATGAAACAACAAAAGATATAAAGTTATTTAAATTTGATGATTTAGAAAATGCAAATAAATTATTAAAAAAAACATTTTCTGATAAAACTCCTTTGTTTAAAGCAGAATATGAAGGTGCAATAGAACAAACTTTATATGATATTATTTTAGAAATGTATAATCAAAGAGCTTATCTTCGTAAAAAAGATGAAACTCCTAGAAAAATGAAAAAATTATATCGTAAAAGTATTTTTATGTACGATGGTATATTCTCAAGATGGTTATGTAATAATGGATTTAATGGATATCATGCAGATTTGATGGATGAGGGAGCACTTATGGGTAAAAAATATTTTCATCCAGAAATTTTATTGTGTTTTTCTAAAGAAGACGTTAAATTAGTAAAATCTTTTCATATTTCAAAACAAAAATCACAAAAAGATTTAGATAAACTCTTAAAAGAAATTTAGATTTTTTTAATAATTATATATAATAAATGTTATTATATATATCATCTATTTTTATAGTAATTATCTTGATAATTATATTTTTAAACATAAAAAAGGAACATTGGGCTAATACTTATTCTGGATGGCCTGGACCTTTAGAGAGTCCATGTAGATCAAATATTCCAGCACTTTATGGAAATCCTAAATATGAATCTCCATGTCATTATAATTATAATTTAAGATCTAATTCAAGTTATCTTTCAATGAAAGATTTACCGCAATAAAAATGAGATTTTTTAAAATCCTGCTAATTTTAATCCTAATTCATTAAGCTTTGGCTCTTCTAATTCTTTAATTTTTGGCAAAGGTCCTCCATATGTTCTAGGATTTTTTGGAAATAATTTTATTTTACATGGCCAATGAGATGTCATCCTTTTTTCTTTAAATGCTTTCATTTTCTTTTTCAAATTTTTTTCATCACATAAATTTCTAGGTTGATAACATAAATATACAACACATCTAAAATTTGGAATTTCTCTATATTTATATGGTTCTGTTCCACAATGTATTAATCTAGAATCCCATAAAACTAGGGAACCTTTTGGACATTTTATCTTTTTTTCTTCACAATTATTTAATATAAAAAATTCAAATTCTGTCTCATCTAATTTATACCAATCATCTTTAGTATTATTTTCACTTATTTCTGCAAAATCTTTGTGAAAATTATGACTTTTTTCTAAAAAAGATAATGTAGCATCTCCCTCATTTGTATCAAATAAATTTACCCAACTTTGCACACATTCAAAATCATTTCGTGTAAAACTTTGATCACTATGATACCATGTATTATTTCTATTCCATCCTATTTTAGTAATTTCCGATGGCATGTGAAAAGAAGCACCGTCAAAACTTACTAATAATTCATCTCTCTTAACATTAAAAATATGTGCAAATACATCTACTATCTTTGGATTTTGTCTTATATTCCATATAAATTGAGCATATCCTATTTGCCAATGTTGTATTAACATTGAATGTAACGGATATAATTTAGATAAATTTCTCCATGTTTTTTCTTCATTTTTTTTAATCCTATAATCACTTTCACTTGTAATATATTCTAAAAAATTCCACATTCCTTCTATACCTTCTTCGCATTCTTTTTCTGTTAAAATATTTGGTATTATTGCTATTCCAAATTCATCCAATATTTCTTTAACATTATTTATATCACATTTATATCTAATAAATTCATATACTGAATGAGGTCTTTCGAAATGTTCCATTATATTATAATAATTTATTAATAAATTATTATAAAATTTCAATTTTTAATATTTTACCAAATTTTGGTAAAATATTTACAAAATACACAAGTATTTTACTTTTTAAACTTTCATATTCTTAAAATTTCCTAGAATATCATCTATATCTTTACTAGTTGATTTTTTTATTTTTTTTACTACTTTACTAGGTTTTGTTTCATGTTTCATATTAAGCTTATTTACAATACTTGAAACATCACAAGGTAATTGTTCACCACTAACCTTAATAGTAGCTTTAGGATCAATTCCTATTTCGTTATAAGAAGATTGGTATATAGATCCAATGGCATCTCTTACAGTACCATCATACTGAATTTTTATGTCTTCTGTTAATTTTACAATTCTTCTTTGAATGTAACCGCTCGTTGCAGTATTCATAGCTGTCGCTTAATCCTATAATTTTCATTATAGGACGGACTATATCTTAAGCAAGTACGTAATTGGCTAGATTACTACTTACCGACTCCCGTTATAAACACAAAAAAAATTGTATTATATAAGTTTTCTATAATATGAGAATATTTTTTCCAACTAGAAAATATTAATTTAGGAATTTTTTCATCTAAAGATTGTAATAAAATATTTTCAATATTTTTTAAATTACTATAATCTATTCTTAATAATTTAATATTATTTTTTAAACAATATAAAGTTTTTATAGTATCTTTTTTTTGTAAATTATTTAAATCAGTAATTGTAGTTGTAAATTTATTTGATATACAAAAATGTTGTATTCCATCAAATTCAATATACATATTATATTTAGGTAAAAAAAAATCGTACCTAGATTTTATTTCTTTGATGAAATATTCATGTGTATAATCAATTTTATAAGTATCTAAAATTTCAGATATCTTTAACTCTCCATGCGATCTTCTACACTTTGGACACCATGTACCACTTTTTATTCTATCTAAACGTGCTTTCCATATATGTTGACATATATTACATTTCCATTCTAAATTAGTTTTATTATTTTTATAATCTTTTGAAAGACATATTCCTCCTTTATTATTTGCAATTTTTCTTGCTACTTCTATATTATTATTATATTTACCTGAGCATGATGGACACCAATTATTTAAATATTTTACATTTTTAAAAGAATTTGAAAATATAAAATTACATTTATTACATTTCCATTTTATAGGTAATTTATTATTTATATAAATATCTGATATACATTCTCCATTTTTATTTATCGCAAAATTTTTAAGATCATTAATTGTATATTTTGGTTTTTTCATATTAAATCTACAACTATAATTAATATATAATTTCAATTTTTTTTGTGTTAAGTCTCTGAGCGAAAACCATATCCTTGCCATAACGGACTTAGGTTTTTTACGCGCGGATCACCCAATCTTTAACATTATTACGATACCTTAGGTCATTACCCCAGGTTTTATATAAAGTTTCCAGTATATAAGTCGTAGTTAAAGTTCTAAGGGACTTCCCGACATTATAAGGAATCTCGCCGTACATAATAATATACGACTAGGTAGTTATATGTTTAATTAAAACTTTTGTCTTATACTGTTTATCTTAATAGGTATGACAAAAAACCTAATAAGCAGCTACCTATTTGTGACACAAATTTATCACAGCACCCTTCGCGACCACTCATAGAGTGGAAATAAAATTGTCTTGGATTTAATCCTTTAATAAAGGATGAATCAATAAAACCTCTAGATTCATATTCCAACTCAAGTGGTAAATTTTCAAATGGATAATGAGGTAATGTTCGAGTACCATTATTTAATGTTGCTTGTACTCTTTTACCTTGTAAATTTTGTTGTCCAAGTAAACCAGTAATTTGTGCAATATTAAACCAATCTCCTTTTGATCCTGATTTTACTGTTGATAAAAAATTATTTGTAGAGTCTAATGCATCTTTTGCAATCTTTAGACCAATATCCTTAGCCTTACTTAAAGCACCATTAATTCTAACTTCTCTAATACCTGGATGTGATGTAGTATTTTTTATACCTTCTGCCTCGATAAAACATTTTTGAATAACATCATTAATTTCTTGTACCTTATCATCACCTTGTACCATACAATCTTCTATTCCAATACTAAACCCATCAATCATTAACCAATTATTACTAACAAATTGTACACCATCAATAAATTCTGCAGTAATATCTGGACCATATTCTTTATGTAAAATATGGATTATTGAATTTGTAGTTGCACCAACTGTACTTTTATCTAAAGTACCTTCATAAAGAACACCTCGATAAATTTTTAATATAGGTTCATTTGGATCTGCATTATTTTTATTTTCATAAATAAAATCATCAGGTAAAACGAGGGATATTAAACCTTTACCATGAAAAGCTTGAACTTTTTTATTTTTATCCTTAAAAACTTTACGGATATGATTAATTTTTTTTAAAATTTGTTCAGATGATAAATCAAGTTTCATTGCAATATCAAAAAAATGATGTTTTTCAATTTGTTGAATACCTAATGTCATCTTGAATACACCTAATAATGAATCTTGTACAATACACATATTTGGTTTAGAACTTTGTGCAGATATTATCTTATATTTAGATGCTGACAATAATCTTAATTCCGTTTGAGCCTCTATGCTCTGTGGAACGTGAACATTCCAGAGTGCATTTTAGTCTAAAATGGTAATATTTCAGATAAAATGCTTTTATAAGTTTCCTTATAAACTTAGACTATACCTCAAGCTCTTCTATTTTAAGAGAATTTTTATACTCGATTGCTAATTTTATTTTATCTTCTAATGATACATATTTACTTGCAAATTTTCTAGTTTTAGTATTTGGAACTCTTACTTTTATAACTTCAACATTTCTATTTTCTCTTTTATCAATGCAGTATACAATATACATTGGTAAATCTGTTAATTGTAATTTATCTAGAGCATCTTTAAGTCTACTTTTATTTGTTTCATCCATATTTCTATATTTACTTGATTTTCCGATTAAAATTTTGGTATCATTGCTAATATTTTTTCCTTTTTGAGATTCTCCAATTTTTTTCTTTGTTTCTTCACAATGTTTTGAACCTAAATTTCCACCTGTTTTTAAATTATAACCATTTGGACTTAAAGTATTATATAAATTAATAAATTTATCTTCATAAATATCTAGATCCTTTTCATTACATATTAAAAGAGTTTCTACCACAAAATACATTTCCCCGTATTCTTGCATAGCATATTTAATAGATGTACATCCATTACTTCTGTCTGTTTTAGCATCACTTAAATGTTGGTTAAATCTTTTTTCAACTGTTTTTGTTGTTGCTCCAATGTATTGTTTATTGTTTGCAAGATTTGTAATACAATATATGTATCCAGTATTTTTGTTCATATTTTTAATAAAATTTAGTAATCAATTATTAATTTCAATTTTAAAATAGAAGAACCGATAACCGTTATTCAATATTTTGCAACATTTACTAGTCGTTGAAAGCTCTCCATATCTTTTTAGTAAGACTTAGGAGTTCTCTGCGGATTGCCCAATCCTTAATGTTTTTACTATGTCCGAGGTCATTACCCTGGATATTATATTCAGTTTCCTAATTATAAGTAGTAATTAAGGCTCTAAGGGGTTTCCCGCAATTGGGTTATCTTGCCAACATTTGTTGACTAGATGGTTATATACTTATAAAGTGAGTAAGTTACACTGTTTATCCTAAATAGTATCTTACTCAACTATTTAGGCAGCCACCTGTTTGAAACTATATTCAATTTCATCTCCATCAAACGTATGGAGCTCTATATTTTCATATAAAGACTAGACTGTATCTTAAGCAGACTCTAGTTGATTAGACTATCATTGTCTACCGACATCCGTGCGGTCGTTGAGGAAATATCATATTCTTATCATAACGAACTTAGATATTTTATCCGCGGATTACCCAATCCTTAAAGTTATTACCATTGTGTACGGTCATTACCCGTGTTCCCTTATATTTTTTCAAATAAAAGGTGGTATTTAAGGCTCTAAGGGACTTCCCGTCATTATAAGATGTCTTGCCGAATATTCGACTAGGTGGTAACACTCTTTTAAAGCCACCTGTTGCGGACGTATTTATTATCAAATTTTTCTAAAATTTCAGTTAAATTCATTTTTTACTATAATAATCATGTCTTTAAATATTTAATCATTGTTAAAAAATACTATTTTTCATCCGCATTAAAACTTTTCGCGATACTTAAATTAAATCGTAATGTTTTTCCTGACCTAACAATAATTTCTTGAGCCATCATCGACCCCTCATGCAAAGTTGGCTGTCGGTTAAGTAAAACTATATCTCCATCCATAAGTTTGCGCTCACATACATCACCAATATTCAATATATATTTTCTTTTTTCTGGATACTTTATATCAGTTATAAATTCTCCATTTCTTTTTAATCTATCTCCAGGTTTTAACATATCTTTACCATTATTTACAACTATTTCTATATCTTTTCCAGTTTCTTCATCTTTTCTCAGAATAATGTCTCCATGATTAAGTCGAGTTCCCCTTGAAAATAAAGCATTTTCTAAATTAATTTTTGTCTTACCATTATCCTTCAATACATAATTAACTTTGCCATCATTTACTAACTTTGTTAAATAATCTAAATTATATGTAGTAACTTGTACTGGTACTGTTAAATTATTTGCCATATCTTCAGGTACTGCTAATTGACCCATCTTTAATGTTGGGTCAGGACCAATAACTGTACGACCTGTTTGTTCACACCTTTTTCCCATCAAATTAGTTCTAATCAATCCCTCCTTACCAGTTAATCTTTCTTTAAGACCTTTTATAGCACGGCCATTTGTTGTATGCTTCATTTATACCATATTCATCTAGACATTTCCTCCTAGAATCATTATATCAATACAATATTTGTATTGCATCTTCTCAGATGGGATTAGACTATATCTTAAGCAATCATTGAATTTGTCATATTCTCATGCCCACAAACATTTAGTCGTTGAACCTTCTCCATATCCTGACATAACGGACTTAGGAGATTGGATGCGGATCATCTTTATTCTTTAGATTTTTACTCTCATAGTAATTAGCTATGACCCTTATAATATTTCTATTATAAGTTAGTACTAAAGACCTAACAAGATATTCCCGCAATTTGAATGTGTTGCCTATTTAAAATAGACTAGCAATATTTTTGATATCACTAAGCCAAAACATCAGCTTTTCCGGAATTATGAGTAACTGTAAAATCTCCTAAGAGAAATCTATGATTTTTATTTACTGTAAATCCATTATATTTTCCTTTTCCAATATGTTGAACTTTAATTGAAAAATAGGTTGGATCTTTAATATTATTACATTTTTTTCTTTCTAATAAAATAGGTATTTCATCAAGATTTAATCCAGAAATTTTTAAAATATATTTTTTACCAAATCTAATTTGACTTTGTGCTTTCCATTTTGTTTTCTGTTGTTTTATAGATGTATGATAACCTAATGAACTTGCTAAATATTGTATTTGATATAATAAATCTTTATGTTTATCTGATTGAGATATCATAAAATTATTTTTTTGTTTCCATCCATCAGTATCCAATAATCCTGCTAAAATTTTTAATCTAATTTCTTTTGTATTATATAAGTATACATCTGGTATATGTTTATTATTTATTAAATTATATTTTCTTAATATTTCTTTAAAGGGATTTAAATGTGTTTTATTATTATCTTTATTATATGAAGATTTAATACCAAAACAAATATCTGGTCTATATCTAATTTCATTTTCGTTAAAATTATTATCTCCTTTTTTAAGTTTTTTCCTATATGTAACTATTTCGCATTCATTATCATTTGCCCATTTTTTCCAATAATTTACTAATTCAATATCTGCACTTGTAAATCCTGTTCCCAATTTATTACCATCCCCTAGCCACATACCTAAAATATATGGATCTAATAAGCATTCTTTTTTATCCCATTTTATATAATTATTTAATTTAAAACCATATAAATTTTTTTGAGAACTCTTAGATAATTTTAAATAATCTTTTATTTTTATATCAAATACATTATTATCATCAATTTTATTTGAAAAATTTTTAATAATTTTAAATGCCTCATCTTTTGATATATTATTTGTTGGTTGAACATATTTACTTTTTTGTATACTTCCGTCAAACCAATATAATATCCAACTACCATTCATATATGTTTTTGATGGATTAATCCAAGAAATTTTTTTATGTTTTGTATATTTTAAAGTAATATAATGATTACTATTTACTATATATTTTTCACCTTTTTCTTGTTCGATTTCATACATATCATCTTCTCCTGAACATACACTTTGTACTATTCTTTTTTCTCCGTCGTCACCTACAAGTTCATCCCCCCATTCTATTTCATCTGCTCTTTTTGTATTTCCATCCCACATTAATACAGGTGTTTCTGGTGCTAAACATGAATTGTTATAAAATGTAGCTATTCTGAACTTTAAACTTTGTAAATATTTTTGTCTTTTTGTTTCTGGAACTGGAACCCCGTCAATTGGTTGTAGATGATTATTTGCTTTAATAATTTCAACTATTTGAATTGTAAGATCATCATCACAAATATTTCCTTCAGAAATAATATATGGTCTACAAGCAGTTGGAATTACTGGAAATACAGTTAAAATAAGATTTCTAGGATGTACTAAACTTGTGTTAAAACCAAGAAGCTCTACTTCTTTATTATCAATATTATCAAAAGTTTTTTTGATTTCATCTACTGGCAAAATTATACTAACTTTACCTTTATCTTTTTGTTTATAAACCATAGAAATTGTATTATCTGTAGATGAATATTTAATATCTGGTTGTAGATGTGAACAATTATGACATATATCTATTTTTTCCAATTTTTCTAAAATTTTATTGAATCTTCTTACAGATTTAAACTTATTAAATCCATTTAAGTTAATTTGATCTTCAGTTATTAGAAGTTTAAAACATTTTATACAAAAACATTTTAAAAAACTTACTACTTGTTTATAAAATAATGGATGAACTATAGGTTCCCATAGTTTTATAAAACCAAAATGTCCACTACATGACCATATATCTTGATTACATGTTTCACATAATTTTCCATTTTCTATAGTACCTAATCTAGGATCATATACAGTTCCATAACCCGCATTTTTATCTGATGAAGAACTACATAATTTTGAACTTGTAATTTCGGCAACTGCAATATTCTTAATTTCTTCTGCAGAATATATTCCGAATGTTATTTCTTCTAATTCTCCAAGATCTTTTTCCATTGTTGTGTTAATAATACACTTGAATTTTAATTTAAAAATTCAATTTTAATATTTCCTAAAAGAGTTATAGAATAATTAAAAAATAAAAAATATTATTATAATAAAAATGGTATGTTCAATTAGTTGTGGAATTTCTATTATGTTTATTATAGCAATGATATATATGAACATTATGGCGTACAAAAATAAGACAGTGCAAAATTATAAAGATCAATTACCTTCTGAATATAAAGAAAAATATGAAAATATTGTAAAAGAAAGAATTAAGATATATTATCAAGGTTATGGGTTAGGTTTTGTATTATCATTATTTATAATTTTGTATAATTACTATATTAAAAAAGATAAATTATCTATTACAAATATTTTATGTATAGTATTAGCAACAAGTTTTGTTACAAATTATTTTTATTATACACTATATCCAAAAAGTAATTGGATGTTGGATACTGATATAAATAAAGATCCTAAACAAGTAAAAGCTTGGTTAGATATGTATAAACATATGCAACTTTATTATCACACAGGTTTATTATTAGGAATTATTGCAATATTAGTTTTAGCTTTTGCATTTAGATGTTAAATTAAATTATTTTTAATTTAAAAATAATTTATTAATGTTTAATTATATTTTATGTGTTATTTTATGATATTAATCATCATATAAATTATAATAATTTTTATTATAGATATTTAATTTAATGGAAAAAATTATAGATATTTATTATCTATAATTATTGTGCTAAAATATATCATTTTTCATTTTTATCAAAACTCAAAATTTTTGAACGAACAAAGTGATTTGACCTTAACTTTATTTTCAGATCTTTTCTGGGTCTGGTTAGGTTAAAATGATTTTTTTTCAGATATATTTTTTTCATTTTTTTGAAAGAAAATAGAATTTTTTAAAATTCTTGAAAGAAGATTTTAAAAATATAATTTTGAATTTCTTTTTTTTATTTTATTTTTAAAATTTTTGAAAATATTTTTAAAAATAATTTTATAAAAAATATTTTCCGGAAAATATTTTTTCCACACACACACATTTTTTTTTAAAATTTATATCGTAATTCGTTTTTTCAGAAATAAGGTCGAAACAGTTTAATTTTGAAAAATCGTATCGTTTTTATTCGTAATTTTTTACGAAATTTGCGATATTTTTACGATAATAATTTAAAGAATCATTTTTTTAAGATAAATGGAACCTGCAATATGTGAGTTTTGTGCCAAAAGTTTTAAATCAGTTTCAATATTAAAAAATCATAAACAAACTGCAAAATATTGTTTGAAAATTCAAAAAGAAAAAAATCCAGAAAATGTAAAAGAAAATTTTAAGAAATGTAATTTTTGCCTTAAAAGTTTTGCATATAATGTTATAAAAAGACATGTTGATAAATGTAAAATAAAATCAGAAAAAGATACTGATATTAATGATATAAATAATGAATATCTAGATATAATAAAAGAATTAGAAATAGAGAATGAAAATTTAAAAAATGAATTAAATGCGTTAAAAGGAGAATTAAATGAATTAAAAGGTGAATTAAATGTTTATAAAAAAGATCATGAATGTTTATTAGATATTGCAAAACAGCCTAAAACTACAAGTAGTTATATAACAAATAATAATAATAATAAAATATTAAATATAACATCTACTATGGATTTTAATGATAAAGATAAAATAAAAGAATTAATTGAAAATAATTATAATATGGAGTATATGCTAGATGGACAAAAAGGATTTGCAAAATTTGCGGTAGAGAATTTATTAAAAGATGAAGAAGGTAATTTAAAATATGTTTGTACTGATCCAAGTAGACAAATATTTAAATATAAAGATACATTAGGAGATATACAGAGAGATGTTGAAGCAAAAAAATTGACAAATTATCTGGTTGATGGCGGAATCAAAGAGAAAACTTTATGTATTACTAATAATTGGTGTTTAGAAGATGAAGGAAAAGTTGATGTAGATAAACTTAATACAATAATAGATAAACAGAATTCAATGTTAAACATAAAGGATAACAATACTTTATTTAAAAAGGAATTAATTGCAATGACTACTATATAAATTAAAACATAATATGTTTTAATTTTCTTTATCTACATATAATATAGCATGTAAATATTTTTTTTCTCTATCATAATCTATTTTTTTAAAAGATTTAATTTTATATATTTCATTATTATCTAATTTTATTTTTAAACCTTTGTATATCAAAGGTCCACCATCAGGATCTAAAGAAACAATATTATTATTATAATCAAAAGAATCATTATAAGATATTGTACTAGATATTGTATCATATGCATTAAATTTAATTATATTATTAGATATTTTTTGAAAAGTTCGTAATGTATCATATCTACTTAATATTTTTATCATGTTTAGATATATGTAAATATATATTTAAATTAAAAAAAATATTTATAAAAAATAAAAATGGATTATAATAGTATTTATACTTATATTAGTGTAGGGTTATTTATTCTTAGTGAAATATTACCATTTTTACCGTGTAATAGTAATGGATTTTTACATGGAATTGTAGATATTAGTAAAAAACTTTTACTTAAAAATGGAAATGATAATGATTCCGATGATGATATTCCAACTAGAAATAATAGTGAAAGAATTATAGAATTGAAGAAAAAATTAGAAGAAATTAATGTAGAAATTGAAAAAATTAATGATGAAGAAATAAAAAGTGAGGATAATTTTTCACAAGATGATTTTGGGGAAAATAGTAATATTGTATAATTATTTTTATATTTTATTAATATAAAAATGAATAAATATTTGGATTTAATTAAAGAAGCGTTAATTATAGGAATTATATTATCTATTATTGGAATTATATTATTATTTATTTTTGATAAAATTTTTAAAAATAGAAATTATTATGTTATGTTTTTAATGTTTTTTATTTGTGGAATTATTTTTCATTTTATATGTGAAATTTCAGGATTAAACAAATGGTATTGTAAAAATGGTGTTGCATGTAAAAATTCTATAGATAATATAACTTTAAAAAATTTTAATCCAGAAATTATAAATCCTGCATATATTAGAAATTATTAATTTATTATGGCAGGTGGTGTATAGTTTGGATCAAACCAAGAAAGAGTTAAATATCCCATTTCATATAATCCTAATAAAGGTTGTTTATATAATCCAGTTCCATATTTTACTGGACTATTAGTTGTTATACCACTACATAAACTTTGATTCATTGCCAAATAATTTGCTGCTAGTATATTAAAGTCACTAAATATACCAAAATTATCTTCAGTACTATTATTTGGAACAAAACTAGTTGATGTTGGAAAACGGGGATCATATTTACCACATGAATATTGCCATACTGTCCAAGGAATATTAACATTAGCAGAATTTGAATTGTTTGGTCCATAATATTGTCCAGTCATAGAACTAGATCCAGAACTAGATACATAAATCCATCCTGGCCAAGTTGTTGTTAAAGTTTTAACTGGACATGAAAACGTTAACAAATCAGTTTGTTTCAATTTAGTAGGAACTGTTGGTCCCTTTCCAGTTCTTACCTGTGCTCTAACACCCATATTATTTGAAAAGGGACCACTTTGTGTAGATAACATATATATTTGACCATTTACAGCACTTGGATAAAGAGTACCGGCTGATTTTAATATTTTTGATGTTCTACCTTGTAGTCCAGTACTACAATCTCGCCATATTATTGAACCATCTACACCTGCTTTAGTATTAGTTTGTTGAACTACTTTACTATAATCAATAAATGAACGATTAGTATTCCATGCAAATAAACCATGATATAAATCATATCTAGAACTTTCTAAACACCAACCAAGAGATGCAGCATCTGGATTTTGTCCACTTACTGGATTATATTGTTTTGAAATAAGCCATTGTGATGCTTTAGTCGGATCAGTTGAATTAGCGTATGTATTCCAAGGATTAAAATTACTATTATTAATTAAAGGTGATGCATCACCACCTATGAATTGTGGAACATTTCCGGCATTAAATGCAGTTATACTACTACCAGTACCTCCTGTGGAATTATATTTTACTGATCCTGTAGATGGATCTGCACCAGTTAATGTAATAGCGTTGGTTTGAATAGTTCCTTTATTGTCTATTGTGACATTATTACTTGTTAATACCAAATTATCCCATGCACCGTATGTATCATTAAAATTATCTGGAGCCGTAGGATTAGAAAGTGCAAGACTTTGATATGTATTAGTAAATGGTGCACCGCTTACTGAAGATGTAGCACCATTATTACCGTTATAAGCGTTAATAGGAGTTGTATTTGCACCCATAAATAATTGGGGACCGTCATTTACATCATAAATTTCATTAAAAACATATTGTGTACAATCATAGTTTTGAGAGCCCAGATATGTTAATGGTGCTACTTGATTTCCATTGTTCTGATCTTTTATCAATCCAAAAGTAGTTAAATTCAAAGAACATGGAATATTAAATGTACCATTAGTAGGCATATAGGTTCTAGGTGCTGGTGCAGTTAAATTTTGTTTAACATTCGGAGCCTGCCATAATGAAGTACCAGGTATTATAGTAGGATCTAATGTTGTTGATTGATTTATCCATTTATTCCATAATTGTTTTACAGTAGTATTAACATCTTTAGCTTGAACACTACTAAAATTCCATGTAGATGGTTGAGGAGATGAACCATTCAAATACTGAATATTTTGAAATGCATTACCTTCACTATCAGCTGTTATACTAGAAATTTGAAAATATTTACAATTTGATTGATTTAGATCATTTAAAGTCATAGCTCTAGTTGCTTTACCTTTAATTGAACCAAGATTGATATATAATCTTAATATTTGATTACAATAAGCTACATATGCAAACCAATTTTGCATACAATTCCACCCTGCGTTTCCAACTCCAGTATCTAGATTTGGTGGATTAAAATTTCCATCGTATGGAATACCATCTACTATGCTTGGAACTGAAGTAGGAGAAGTAGGAGTATTAGTGTATAAACTGCCAGTGTTATACATGGAACAATTAAACCACCATACTTGACCTGGATATTTACTTCCGTATAAATTTAATCCCATTTGTATCATATTAGATGTCGGAATAGTTGGATAGACCCCTTGAGATATTTCCCAATTTAATTGCATTAAAACCAAAAAAAATTTTATTAAAGGAGGAGAATAAAAACCACCAGTATTTTTACTATCTGCAAAATTTGCATTACAATTTTTTATTTGATAATATTGCTGATTACCACTACCTTGTAGTGTAGGTTTAAGTAATCCTTGTTCAACAGGATCTCCGTTGCAACCAAGATATATTTGACTTATATAAACTTGACAATTTTGTGTTTTTCCATTTATTGCAATATTTTTTTGTTGATTCATTTGATATAATACAAAACCATATATAATTTTTTGTGCATAAACAGTTGTTAAATTTGCAAAATTTGCAAAACTTCCTAAGGTTGAAGCGGGGCCAGCACCAACAGTATTTGGATTTGGAGAAGATGATGCTGGGCTTAGACTATCAGCTTTAAAAGGTAAACCTGAATAATCAGGTAATACTATATTTAATATAGTTGAAGACATTTTTTATTTATAATAAATAAAAAAAAAATTAAATTTAAAATCCTCTTTCTTTAGCCCATGTTCGAAAATGTTTTATAAAATCTGATCTTGGAGTTTTTGAAATTAAATTTTTTTTTTCCTTTCCTTTTTTTTCATAAATACATCTAAAATTTTGATCAATTTCATAAATTCTTAAATCTCCATTTACCTTTTCAAACATAATTAATATTTCACTATCTGCGGGAAGCTCTCCAAAACACCAAATTCCTTTCCAAATATAACCTTTATTACTTGGCATTTCTTTCAAATTTCTTATAATATAATCTGGAATATTATTACATTTATCTAAAAATTTATTGTATTCTTTTTCGATAAATCTATCATTATTATAATTATTTGTTATATCATAACTAGTTTTAACAAATTTTTTATTGTCTATATTTTGTTGTTGTTTTTCAGAAATTTTTTTTTGAATTTTATCATTTGTTTTAGAAATTTTTACTCTTTCTTGATTCATTTTTTCAATAAATTCATCATCATATCTACCACTTTCAATATCTAAAATTTTTTGTTCTAATTTTTTTAGATCATTTTCATGTGTTACTAATGTTCCTTTGAGTTTAGTTATTTGGTTCTTATCAAAAGCTGATAATGTTGTTTGTTTTTGTAATCTATCTATAGTTTCATTATTTCTTTTAATGTAACTTTTCAAATCTCTTATACTAGAATTAGTAATATTCTTTTCTCTAATACGCATTTCTTCCATTTTAAGTTATGAATGTAATTTATTTTCAAATATTTAAAAAATATTTTCAATTTTTTTATTTTTTTATTAAAAATTAATAAATAAATAAATAAAATGACTATTAATTTAAATGATTTGTATGATAAAAAATATATAAATGAATATGTAAGTAAAAATTTATTTTTTGGAGATGAAAATTTCGAAAGATATATTAGAAGTATAACAGATGAACAAAAAAGAAGTGAAGAATACGTAAAACAATTAGGATTTGGAGTTAAAAATAAAGCGATAGATGTTGATATAATAGGAACATGTTTTCATAATATAATCCAATCATCAATTACAAATGCATTAAGACCAACATTATATGAATGCATTATAAAATTGAATGATGAGATGTCAGAATATGGAAAATTTATAGTAAGTGGTGGAGAGGCATTTAATATGAATGTAACAAAAAATAATAGAAGAGTAACACCTGATATAGATACAAAATTTATTCCAATGTATGGAAAAATAGATGAAAAAAAATTTAAAAATATAGATGAGAATGAAAGAAAAATATTTTTTAAAAAATATTATGGTTTTACTTTAAATGCAACTGAACATATGTGGTATGTTGCATTGAATTCTATTTTAGATAAATTAAATGATCCAAATTTTTATGCTTATATGTATTATAATATTTTTGTAAAATTAGAAAATACTTTTGAATTTAAATTACTTCAAGTTAAGTTTAATAAACCTATAAAAGATGCTGAACCAATATTTATAAATATAGATGAAGGGATTAATAGAAATATATATGATGGAGGAGATGAAGATATAGATGAAACTTTTTTAGAAAAATTAAGAATGGAAGAAGAAAATTTAAAAGCAAAATTGATTGGAGAAATTAAAAATAATTATATTAGAATTTATGAAGAATATAAAAATAAATTAGAAATAGATAAAAAAAATAAAGCTCAATCATTAGAATTATATATGAATGAACAAAATTTAAAAAGAGAACAAATAATAAATTATTATAATTCATTAATAAATAAAGAAGAAGAAGAATTTAATAAAAAAATAAATATAACTTATAATCAATTTTTAGAAAATTTAAAAAAAGAAAATTATGATCAGGATGATGATCCATATGAGTTGTACGAAGATTATAAAAATAAATTAGAAATAGATAAACAAGGAATAATAAATCTATATAATCAGGAATTGAAAAAAAATATATATATATTAGAACAAGAGAATAAAAATAATAATGTTGTACAAGAATATTTATTAGATATTAAAAAAGATGAAGAAGAATATTTAAATAAATTAAATAAAATTGTAAAAACTTTAGAAGATGATATAAAAAAAAATGAAAATTATATAGATTATGAATATGAAATGTTTCAAGAATACATTGATAATCTAAATTTAGATAAAAAAGTAAAAGTAAAAGAATATAAAAAACTTTTAAAAGATTATCTTAAAAAAGTAGATAAAGAAAATGAGAATGTAGTATTAGAAAATTATAGATTAGCATTGCAAAGAGATGAACAAGAGTACGAAAATAAAATATTTGAGAAATATAAAAAATTAGAATTAGATTTAAAAAATGATATCAGACTTATGGAAGAATATATTAGAGAAGGTGATATTGAGAAAAAAATAAAAATTTTAGAAGAAAAAAATTTAAAAGTGAATTTGGAAAATTTAATAATTTATAATGTTAAAGAGCCTGAGTTTAAAGATTTACAGACTGATACTCCTTTTAAGAAAAGATTAACTATTTTATCTAAAAATACAGATGTGACACAAACTTTCTTTTTTGATATTCAATTATTTGCAGTAGATTTATATTTACATCAGTATTTATATCCAAGTTCAGAATATGAAGAATTTGGATTTTTAAAATTTACATTGAATAATAATTTAATTTCAGGTGTTTTAGATTTGCCATTTATGAAACCTGGACAGTTTGGGTATTCTATTGGACAACCTAGAGAAAATATAAGAATAAATACACAAATAGGTGAACAGAATATAAATTATAATAGCTCTCTAAATATATTTAATGAATATAAACCTAATAAAAGAAGTTTTTCGCTTTTGTATGCATCAACTTTATATTTAACAGAAGATATTAATGATTTAATTAAATATAAATTAAGGGCAAATAAATCTGAAAAAGATATCTTGAGACAAAAAATATTAGCTGATCCAAATAATATAATAAATTTTTTAGATAAAAATGATTATGACAATAATAACGCTAATATGGATTTAGATATACAAGTAGATCCAAATATGGAGATAGAAGAGATTAAAAATTCAAAAAATGAATTATTAAAAAATTACTTAGAAAATAATATTAATCCTTTAAAAATAAGTAAAATAATAAAATATACAGCTCCTCCGATAAATACTCCTTTAGGTAAAAATAAAGAAGGTCTAATTAATAATTGTTGTGATACAACACTTGAAGTTAGAATGGCAACAAAAGAAACATTTGATTATAAAACAGGTACTTGGAAAGAATGTTGCGATGAAATGTCAAATCAATTTGTTTTTAGAATTGATAGCAAAGAGTTAGGTTTAGGTTTAGGTTTTAGTAAAAATTCTGAAGAATATAAAAAATCTTATTCTACTATTTTGGATATTTTAAAATCTTTATTAACTTATACAAATAAATGGAATAAAAATAAAGATAATCCAAAAAATTTTATAAGTATAAAGAATGATTTGGGTAAGATGTTATATAATTATAATCCCGAATTAAATAATTGTGTTTTAACATCAACATTAATACAAAATATAAGAATATTTACCTATAATATTTTATACGATCCAAGAGAAGAATATCAAAATATTGGTGTAAAAATTGATAATAATTTATTAAGTCTTTATAATTATTATAAATCTATTGAAAATGTTGATAGTGCATGTAATTTATAAAATTTTAATTTATTAATTTAAAAATAATAAATTAACTTTTCCAAAATTCTTTATCAGAATTTAATAATAATTCTGCTACTTCATATAAATCATCGTCATTTTTTATATCTGTGTAGTATTTAATAAAATATTCATTAATTGCCATTTCATATAAAGAAAGTAATTTTTCATATTCTTCTTTATTTTTTATAGTTTCTTCAATATTTATAAATTTTTTATAAGTAATACTTTTTTCTAATAATTTATCATCGCTTATATAAAAATTTACTAAATCATTTAAATAATCATTTAAATGTTTTTTTATAAATACTAAATCTTTTTCTCTTAATTTTTGTAATTTAGTAATATTTGAATATGAATAATTTAAATTATATTCACATATATAACCAAATTCCTTAGTTACTTTATTTATTTTATTTACTAAATTATTAGCATATTTTTTAATTTCTGTTAAATTTATCTTTTCTGCTTCACAAAATTCAGCTGTTAACTCAATTTCTTTATTATACTTATCATACAAAAAAATACTTAATCCTATTCTATCTATTTCATTATTACTATAATCATGACCAGAACAATAAAAACCTAAAAATAAAGCTATTTCATCATCATCATTTACAGAATTTTTATTATCCATAATAGTTAAATCTACAGGATAGATTTTTTTATTTACTTCTTCACGTGAACTTTCAGATAGATAAACAAAAACTCTTTTAAAAGTTGAGTTATCTTCTTTTGTTTTAATAAAAATCGAAGTATTTTCGTTAATATAATCAACAATTTTATATAACTTCTTTATAGGATTTTTATCAAATCTCTGAAAATTACTTTCTTCGAATAAAAAAGCAGGACGAATACCTCTACAAACTAATAAAATATTTAATATTACCTCTTTATAATTTTTATATATTTTCATATCTAAAAGATTTTGAATTATATCATATAGAATTAGATTATCAGAACTCATTTATAATAAATAATTTATTATAAATTATAAATTTTTTAATTTTCTATATTTTTGAAAAAATTAACCATATCATCTTCAATAAAATTTATACAATAATGTACTTCTTTTAAAAATGATGATACGATTCTATTAGGTTCGGAAGTTAAAACTCTCATTTTTGCTTCTTTTGTACTTTCATCTCTAACAGGTGCCTGTAATTTTTCAATCCATCCAAAAGTATTATCTATTAAATTTATCATTGACTCTTTATAAAAAACATCATTACTTATCATTTGATGAAATAAATTTTCATCGAATTCAGAATATAATTGTTTATATGTTTTTGAGTCTTTTTTTAAAAATTTTGATAATCTATCTCTAATTTCTATATATAAACTGGTTATCCATTTATAATCGGGATTATTTGAATTTACAGTTTCATCTATCAAGTTGAAAAATGCTTTATTCATATTTTCATTAATTTGAATGTTAATTTTTTCGAAATCCATTTTTTATTTTTGTAAATATTTTTATAAATCTATAATATTAGCGTGCGTAATTTTATTAAAATAATCATTATTAGGTAATTGTACATTGTATATATTTATATTTAAATTATTTATATTAATATTAATATTTTTTATATCATTTTCTATTGATGTATAACTTTCTGTATCATCAGTTTCTGGAACAATAATATTTAATTTATTTATAAATGGTTCTATATATTTAATAGATGTTATATCTTTTTTCTTTATATATTGATAAATATCTAAGTATAATATATTATTATTTATAAAATTACTTATAGTTTTTATATGATCTTCTTTATGTAAAAGACAAGCATGTTCGATAGATAAAATTAAATCTTCTTCATCTAATAAATGATTATACTGTTTTATTAAACCATTAAGTATATTTATATTATCATCGCGAAGAATTATTCCATCAATTAAACCTAATAAAGAAGATGTATTATTATTATTTTTTGCATATAAAAAAATATCTTTTTTACATGTATTTTCTTTTTGAGAAAATATTACAGCATTATTATATTCTTCCATTTTAATTTAAAATTAAATTTTTTATTTATATTTCAATTTATTTTTAAAATATTTACAATAATAAATGTTAAATATATTATGGTGTAGAATATTTATAATAATCTTAGTAATAATAATAATAGTTTTTAGTATATTTAATAGAAAAAAATTTTCATTAATTTTTAATACACAACCATTTTCTTATGTTTGGGATGAAAAAGATAAAAAATTAATAAAACAGATTATTTTAAATGTTAAAGATTGTATGAAAATTTTAAATATAGAATTTTTCTTAATATATGGATCATTAATAGGTATTGCAAGACATAAAGGTTTTATACCTTGGGATGATGATATGGATGTATGTGTTTCTGAAAATGATTTTAATAAAATATTAGATAATAAAGAAATATTTATAAAAAATGGATTAGAGGTACATATTATTAAGAAGGCTTTTAGTAGAAAAAATTATATGATTAAAATTTTTAGTAAAAATGGAATTAAAATTGATGGAATAAAATGGACATGGCCTTTTATAGATATTTTTTTATATAAACAAAAGAATAATAAAATTATTTTTGATGCTGATCATTTTGATTATGAGTTTGATTATAAAGATATTTTTCCATTAAAAACAAATTTGTTCGAAGGAATATCATTTTCTATACCAAAAAATTTAGATAAAATTAATGATACTATATATGGAAATAATTGGGAGAAAATGTGTTATTCTTCTTCATATAATCATAGATTAGAAAAAGAACTTTCTGGAAGACAGTTTAAAATTGAATGTAAAAATATTAATTATAATATCGACGAAGAAATATTTAATAATGCTTGGATAATAAATCTAGAAAGAAAACCTGATAGATTAAAAAAATCATTGGAAAGATTGAACCAACTAGGAATAAAATGTAAAGTATGGAAAGCTACTGATGGAAATTCTGAAGAAGTTAAAAAATTATATGAAAAAATTCCTACACCAAAAAGATCTATTTATGAATGTGCGTGTAATTTGTCTCATAGAAAGTTATGGGAACATATTTATTCTCTAAATATACCTTATGGTATTATTTTTGAAGATGATATAACATTTTCAAAATATACTAATAAAGATAATTTATTTTCACAAATAAAAAATAGTCATGGATTTGATATAGTATTTTTAGGCTATTGTTATCCTAGTAATACAAATGTTAAATGTTGTGATCCACAAGCTGGTTCAGCATTATGTACGCATGCATATGTTATTTCACGAGAAGCTATTAAAAAATTATTAGAAACAGAAATAGATTTTACAATTCCTGTTGATGGATTATTAGGAAAATATTGTGAAAATAATTTATGTTTTTTAACTTATGATATTAATGATAAATATAATTTTGGTTATGGTCTTATAAAGCAAGATACAGACATAGATAGTGATATTGCAAATGAAAGAGGTATAAAATTATTATAAAATTAAAAAAAATTAAAAAATGTTTTTTAAATCTCAATGATATTTAAAAAATTAATTTATGAATAAAAATAATGATTAATGAACATAGAGAACTAAAATTGTTACCTGTAAATAAGAGTGTGTTATTTCAAACACCTTTAGAAACAGACAATGTTTGTGTTGTTAGAACAGGTGTTTATTCAGATCAAAATAATTCTTTTATTCACGCATTTTTAAGTGGATATTCAAAAGAATATTATAATTTGGAAACTTCTGAAAAGGATAAATTTATTTTAAAATTTAAGAAAACAATTTTTGATAAAAAATCTTGGAATAATGATAAAAAATATTTTAAATATTTTTCTAAAAATGTAAATGATACTTTCTTATTAATATATAAATTTATAGAAAAAGTAATAAAAGAAGATCAAGATGTTAAAGGAGAATTAAGTCGTATAAGTGATAAAATAACATTGAATATAATAAAAAATATAATATTAAAAAACATAAATTTGTTTGATTTAATGACAGAATTATTACCAATAGAATTATTAAAAGATATTTTAGATATAGAAGGATCTAATTTTTCTATAAAAATATATAAAGAAAATGTTTTATTTAATTTAAATAAAAATCTAGATGATATAGAAATATTTGATGAAATAGAGGAAAAAAGAGTTAAATTTATCAAAGATAATATAAACAAACTATTTATATTTATTTTAGATGAAATAGATGAAGATTTATTTAAATTTTATGTTAATAGATCTAAAATGTTACCTGAAAATAATATATTAAATATTTTGACTAATAAATTAAACAGAAATATTTATTTTATAGATTCAGATACAAGACTTCCAATTATGGTTGATAATAAACAATTATATGATAAAGAAAATAAAAATATAATTTTGTTAAAGATTAATAATAATTATGAAATTTTAGGTCAATTATTAAAGGGTAACAAAATAAAGAGAGAATTTGAATCAGAAGATTATTTAGTTTTACAAATAAATAAATTATTATTTGGTTACGAAAAAGATAATGATAATGAAAATAAGGATAATAAAGAATTAGAAGAAACCGAGAAAAAAGAAAATAATAAAACTAAGGAAACATATGAAAATGAACCTAATAAATTAGATGAAAATGAAACTAAGGAAAATGAGAAATTAGATGAAAATGAAACTAAGGAAACAGAGAAATTAGATGAAAATGAAACTAAGGAAACAGAGAAATTAGATGAAAATGATGAAACTAAGGAAACAGAGAAATTAGATGAAAATGAAACTAAGGAAAATGATAAATTAGAAGATATATTTAATTTAGAAGATGATGATTTTGAAATTCCAAAAAGAAAATATTCTATTAGCGATAATGAAAGTACGAGTAGTGAATATAATAAAGATGATAACGATGAAATTAAGAAAAATTGGTTTAATGATAGCGACGAAGATAGTGAAACAGACGATGAAGATACAGATAGTGAAGATACAGACAGTGATAAAAGTTCAACTGCATCATAAAAAAATAGTAATTAATTTATTTTAAAAATTTAAAATAAATTATAAAATAAATGAGTATTCAAGAAAATATAGGTAAAATATCATTAACATTTTTAGATGTTATAAATCAACTAAAAATTTATCATTGGCAAACATTGTCATATGCTCGACATAAATCAAGTTGTCAATTAATTAATGATATTTCAGAACTTACAGATAAAATTATTGAGACACTTCAAGGTTCTAAAAGTGTGAGATTATATATTCCTGAAGATTTTAATACTATAATATTATCAAATCAATCTGATAAAAATATTGTAGGATTATTAGAATATTTTAAAGTTTGGTTAATTGATACTTTTCCTTCATACTTAGAACCAAATGATACTGATATAATAAATATTAGAGATGAAATGCTTAGTAAAATTAATCAAACATTATATTTATTTACACTTAATTAATTTTTTTTTTATTATTATTAATAAATGAAAAAAGAAATAGTTTTTGCTTTTTATGTTATATTAATTATAATATTAACAATAATTGGATATATTTTATCTAAAAGTCATAGGCTTGAATATGCTTTATTAGGATCCTTAATAGGAGTATTATTATCATTATTTTTATGGGTTACTTGGGGTTATAAAAATGTTGATATTTAATTTTAATAAAATTTATTAAAATTTATTTTTTATCTTTACATTTAACTTTTTTACTTCTACTTTTTTTTTTAAATTTTTTTGTTTTTTAATAGAATGCAGTGTAAGAAGTTTCACTACAATATTTATTCCAAATATCTTTAGGCAAATCTTTTTTAGAAACTGTTGTTTTTGTTAACATGGTCCTTTTTAAAGAATATTCATCACTTGATAAAGTATTTTTATCCATTTCATCCATAATTTTTTCACAATATCTTTTAAATTTTTCACATTTTTTTTCTAGTACTGAAATCTGCAACTTTGTATTATACCAAGTTTCTAAAAGTTCATCTATATCATTTTTATCAATCATTTTTATAGAAATGCAATATTTTAAAATTGAATTTTATTAATTTATAAAAATAATATAAAATAATTTAAAAAATAATTTTTTAAAATTTTAACTTAGCATCTAAGTATTTTTTAACATATTAATTATTAATTTTGCTATTAATATTGACCATGCAATAACTATTATAACAATTAATTTCCATGGGAATATAGGACTATTACAATTAAAATATGTTGTTTTATTAGTATAACAATAATATATGTAGAATATTAAAAATATCAAATTTCCAAATAAAATAAGATAATTATTAATTTTTTCAGATATTGTGTTTAAATATGGATCATCCTTTTTTCTATTTGAAGTATTTGTTCCCTGAACACTCGTTATTTTTGCTGTCGAAAGAATAATTGTGTAATATATTGTAATAATTACTGCGCCAAGTATAGAAATACCAAAAGAGTTAAATGAGAATTTACCACAAAAATAAATAGAATAAGAGACATGTATAATAAAAATAATTATTGCTATTAATACCATATAAAGTATAGTTTTTCCAACATTATCATAATCATAATTCCAACATACTGTTGTTTTATCGTAATCTTCTGTTTCACAATTAGCCATTTTAATATAATTAAATATATTAAAATTAAAAAAATTCGTTTAAGCTTCAGCTTTCAAAAAATGAGGCTTGATATAGCTTTGAATTCTATAATAAGTTAATGGTTCATTTGCTTTTTTAGGATCATAATTTAATAGCTTAGAAAGTTTAGGATCAGCTAAAATTTGTCTCTTATCAGTAGGATTTTGTAAATTATTTTCCTTAATATAGTTGCAAATATATTTAGTTACATCGACTCTTGACTTAAGCTCATTTGCATTCCATCCAGTAAACTTAGCCATTTCGTTAGAAATCTTCACAGGTTTTAAGAAACCTGAATTAGTATTATTAGTAACCTTTCTATTTGAAGAATTACGTTGTTTAATAACTCTAGAATTTTGGTTTCTTAAAGTTTTTAATCTCTTATTTAAAGTTCTTAGAAACTTAACTCCTTTAGTTTTTGTAGCATTTTCTCTGATATTAGTAATTTCCGAATCAACCATAGAAATAATTTCATCAAAAGAAGCTAAAATACTTTCTTTTGTAGGAAGAACACGCTTTTTAGTTTCTGACGAATCTACAAGTTCATCAGTTGAATCTTCAACTGATTGTTCTACAGTTTCCTCGACAACCTTTTTAGGTTTCTTTTCCTTCTTTGTAACATCTTTTTTAGAGTTTTCTTTCTTAGTTTCTTGAACACTATCTTTCTTTGACTCCTTCTTATCCTTACTTTCTTTTTTTTCCTTCTTTTCCTTCTTAACTGGTTTTTCTTGTTGTAAAACAACTTCTTCTACAACTTCTTCAATAACTTCGGTAGGTTGGGTACTTTTCTTAGAATTTTTGATTGCCATTTTTATATAATATATCCTGTCTTTAAGTTAATTTTTTAAAAAATATTATTTTAAATTGAAATAAATATTAAAAAAATATTTTTTTTAATTTATAAAATTTAAAAAACTATAGGTTTTTGTTTATAAAAGTAATTTAAATAAATATATTTTTTTATATAAATGTCATATGTTAAATATAAAGATTTAGGAGATAAAGGAGATACAAAAAATAATGGAGATCCAGTAAGTGGAGGTAAATCAAAAAATAGTGAAAATGGAGGTAGTGGAAATGTTAGTAATAATGGTAACAATGATGATGTACATTCTTATGTTTTTGAAATTACAAGTTCAGAAGATAGAATAAAAGCAATTAATAGACATAAAATATGTGTGATTGATGTGTGGGGAGATTGGTGTCAACCATGTAAAATGATTACGCGACCATATGCAATTTTAGCTAAAAAGTATTATAGACCTGATTTATGTTTACTTGCAAAACAAGAAACTAAAGTAGAATATTTATCTGGTGGAGCTGAAGATGTTAAAGGTGTTCCAACTTTTCAATTTTTTAAACATGGAAAATACATAGGATCAATTGTAGGAGCTGATGTACCCGCAGTAGAAAAGAAATTATTGGAATTATTATCTAATTAATTTTAATTATAATTAATTAAAATTAAATATAAGTAAAATCGCCAAAACGATTTAAAACTTCTTCTTCAATATTATCTCTATTATTTATAAAATCAATTTTTATATTATTATTATTGTCTTTTTGAATAAATAATATTGTGGGAAATCTTGTAACATTTCCATTTTTAACGAAATTATGTACATCAGATGGAATACTTTGATCAAGAATTGGAATTCCATTACTCATATCTATTATTCCAAAATCATAAGAATTCTCTAGTTGTTTTTTAAATTTTTCCCATGTAGATTTATACATTTTAGAATAACCACACCATTCGGCAAAACAAAATAAAAATAGTCCTTTTTTATTTTGTTTTTTATTTGGAGTCATTGTTGGATATTCAGGTGACATTGTAGGATAACCTGGAGTCATTGTTGGATATTCAGGTGACATTGTAGGATAACCTGGAGTCATTGTTGGATATTCAGGTGACATTGTAGGATAACCTGGAGTCATTGTTGGATATTCAGGTGACATTGTAGGATAACCTGGAGTCATTGTTGGATATTCAGGTGACATTGTAGGATAACCTGGAGTCATTGTTGGATATTCAGGTGACATTGTAGGATAACCT